CTTATGAAACTGGAGGCTAACTAAAATGGCTGAGAACAGACTCGCACGTGAACTCGAAAATCGAGAATCAACGCAACGCAAAATGGCGTGGAAACCCCCTCAGACGCTCCCTGAACCGGAGCCGCAAGATGGTTGGGTTTTCCGCTGGATTCGGACCAGTATTATGGGTGTTGCTGACCCATCGAATACTTCCGCTAAATTTCGGGAAGGTTGGGAGCCCGTAAAGGCCGAAGACCAGCCCAAACTGATGATGCAAGCCGACCCGAATTCCCGGTTTAAGGGAAATATCGAAATCGGCGGGTTGTTGCTTTGCAAGGCACCGAAAGAGTTAATGGATCAACGCGATGCGTATTACGCAGAGCAGGCCAAGGCTCAGGTGCAATCTGTAGATAACAACTTTATGAGGCTGAACGATGAGCGTATGCCCCTCTTTACCGAGAGGAAAACTACGGTCTCGTTTGGCAAGGGCAAATAACTTTTTATCTTTGGAGTGATCAATGGCATATCCTACTGTTGACAAGCCGTATGGCTTGAAGCCGATCAACTTGATCGGCGGGCAGGTGTTTGCCGGGGCAACTCGCCAGCGTCGTATTGCGTCCAGTGCTGCGAGCATTGGCTACGGCGATCCGGTTCAGTTGACTTCGAGCGGCACTATTTCTGTTTCCACCTCGACGACGACGCCCCCGGACGCTGGCTTTGCCGGTGTGTTCTTGGGCTGCTCGTTCGTGTCCACTGTGACGGGTCAGCCGACCTTCTCGCAGGCTTGGATTTCGGGTACGGCGGTGAAGTCTGGTACGTACGTTACGGCGTATGTGGCTGATGATCCGAACACCCTGTTCAAGGCTGTGGGCGTATCGGCTTCGCTTGTGGTTTCGACCACGAGCGGGTTCACGTACGAGGATATCGGTGCCAACGTTGCACTGGTTGACGAGGCGCTGAACACGACGACGAACGACTCGCAGCGGGGTCTCCTGCTGTCTTCGGTTGCGACCACCCGGTCTCTGCCGATGCGTATCGTCGATGTAGTCGAAGACACGGCGTTTGTTTCGAGCGGCACTACCTACTATCCCGAAGTTATCGTGAAGTTCAATGCACCGTACCTCACGAGCGTTTCGTTGATTGTTGGTGGTCACGCTTACAACTGCCCCGTCGGCGTTTAATAAGGGAGTTCTAAGACATGGCTATTTCACGCGCACAACTGCTCAAGGAACTCCTTCCGGGTTTGAACGCCCTGTTTGGCCTTGAGTACAAAAACTATGGCGAAGAGCACAAGGAGATCTACGAAACTGAGACCTCCGAACGCTCGTTTGAAGAGGAGACCAAACTTTCTGGTTTCAGTGCTGCTCCGGTTAAGTCGGAAGGCGCTGCAATTGCGTATGACAACGCACAGGAAGCGTGGACTGCTCGTTACAACCACGAGACCATCGCTCTCGGCTTCTCCATCACGGAAGAAGCGGTTGAAGACAACCTGTACGATTCGCTGTCCAAGCGATACACCAAGGCGCTCGCCCGAGCGATGGCGTACACGAAGCAGGTCAAGGCGGCATCTGTCCTGAACAACGGCTTCTCCTCGTCCTACGTGGGCGGTGACGGCAAGGCGTTGTTTGCGGCGGATCACCCGCTTGTTTCGGGCGGCTCCAACAGCAACCGTCTGACGGCTTCTGACCTCAACGAGACTTCGCTTGAGGCGGCTGTCATTCAGATCGCTGGCTGGACTGACGAACGTGGGCTGCTGATCGCGGCAAAGCCCAACAAACTCATCGTGCCCCCGGCGCTGATGTTCACTGCCAAGCGTCTCCTCGACACGGAACTCCGTGTTGCGACCGCTGACAACGACATCAACGCCCTCAAGGCGATGGGTTCGATTCCGGGCGGATATACGGTCAACCACTTCCTGACGGACACGAACGCTTGGTTCTTGACGACCGACGTTCCGAACGGCATGAAGCACTTTGTCCGTACGCCGCTGCAGAACTCCATGGACGGTGACTTTGACACCGGGAATGTCCGGTATAAGAGCCGTGAGCGTTACTCGTTTGGATGGAGCGATCCATTGGGTATGTTCGGTTCGCCGGGTTCGTCCTGATAAAAATCAAGCACTTACGTGTTTGGGAAGGGGGCTTCGGCCCCCTTCTTTTTTGCTAAGAGATACACGTTGTGGGGTTTACGGATTCTTTAGATTTATAACTTGACATGGCATAAATAAGGTCTTATGGTCTAGTACATGCCATATAAAATTGATATTTGTGGTATATATAAAATAGTCAACAAAGTGACTGGGCAGTGCTATGTCGGACAATCGCAGCGCGTTAAAAAACGCTTGAAAGAGCATTTTCGGCTTCTTCGGTGGGACAAACACACAAACCCACATCTACAAAACGCGTATAACAAGTACGGTGCTGAAGCATTTTATGGCGCAATAGAAGTCGAATGCCCCAATCTCGGTGAGTTAGATCAGTTAGAAAATGAATTTTTGCGTGGTACTGCTTGGTTTGATGAACCTACGGTTTACAACATTGCAGACTTTGCTAAAGCGCCTATGCGGGGCAAAAGCCATTCTGAAGAAGCGCGAGAGCGTATTCGGTTAGGTAGAAGGGCCAGTACGTTTGACTATCGTAGCCCAGAGTACAGGGAAACCCTGTCTAGGGCGCAAATGGCTCGTTTTCACTCGGACCCAAAATTTGTGGCTAAGATAAAATTTATTGTAGACAATCCTAGCCTAACGTATGCTGAACGTGCTAGAAGACTTGGAGCAGACATAAGTTCGGTACGTAGGCTAGCGTTGAAGTACCAACATTTAAAAGGAGTTCTGTGATGGCTCAGACACGATTTACCGGCCCAGTTGTATCCGATAATGGGTTTGCTGGCGACATCTCTGCAACGATTGGCACGGTTGCCACTTTGGCTTGCACCACGCTCACGATTGGCAGCACCAAACTGACCACGGGTTCGGTGTCGGGCACGGTATCGGTTCAGGCAGGTCGCATCCCGGTTCTCATCGGCAGCACCACGCTTTACATCGGTCTGTACGCCAGTCTCGTCCCGTAAGATTTCGTGGGGGGCGTAAGCCCCCTTCATCCATTACAGGAGACTCAGGATGGGTATGCAAACAGATGTCCTTGCTAGTAAGGTCGCCACTTCTGCTGGCGACCTGCTGGATCAAAATAGCCTCGTTATCGGCCGTTCTCGCGTAAAGGCGATCTATATCGTGCCAGATAGCGGCGCAGGCACCGTGACGTTCTATGACGGTGGGGCAAGCGGCCCGGTTAAGATTGCAGTGAACACCAAGGCAAGTTCCACTGCGCCGGACTACGTACTGTTGCCCGGTGAGGGTCTGCTTTTCCAGACCAGCATCTACATCGTCCCGTCAGCCGTTATTTCGACGATGGTGATCTATGGCTAAGACCCCTGCTTGGCAACGGAAAGAGGGGAAAAACCCTGCTGGCGGACTCAACGCAAAAGGCAGGGCTTCTTACAACCGTGCCAATCCGGGTAAGCCGGGGCTGAAGCGTCCTCAACCGGAAGGTGGGCCTCGCAAGAAGTCATTCTGTGCCCGTATGACAGGCATGAAGAAGAAACTGACGAGCGCCAAGACGGCAAACGACCCGAATAGCCGGATCAACAAATCGTTGAGGGCTTGGAACTGCTAAGCCTTTTATTAATTTGCAAATTAGGAGCGAATTGAAATGAAAGAGTCAAAGGCGATGATGCGTAAAGAAGTGTCCTTTATGAAAAAGAAGGGCGCCCCGAAGTCCATGGTTCGGCACGAAGAGGCCGAAATGAAAGGCATGAAGAACATGCGGATGGGCGGTATGGCCTACTCCAAGGGCGGTTCTGCTTCCAGCCGCGCTGACGGTATTGCCAAGAAGGGCAAGACTAAGGGCAAGATCGTCAAAATGATGATGGGCGGGAAGTGCTAATGAACTTTATGTCAAAAGGTCCGCAAGGGCCGCGTCGATCCTCCGCGCAGGCTACGGCAGCACGAAAAGAACGTGAGGCACTTGAACAGGCCCGCCAAGAAGATATGGCTGAGAAGATGCGCGAAGCGTACGAAAAGACGCAGCGACGTAGCATGTCCGGCATGAAAAAGGGCGGCTCTGTGAAGTCCTCTGCCTCCAAGCGTGCTGACGGGATTGCTAAAAAGGGTAAGACTCGCGGGAAGTTTGTTTAAGACTCCATTATGGATCGCATTCCTAAATACACGGCGGGGATGTTTAAAAAGAAGATGCCGCGTTTTGGCGCATCTGCTATCAAGAAGCCCCGTTTGCCGTTACCGCCTAAACCGCGAGTTAAGAAGTTTACGGAAGGTGGGCGACTTCAAGACGTAAAAGATATGAAGCGTGATCCAGAATGGGAGCGCGAAGTAAAGGAAATGCTCCGCGAGCGTAAGATTGAAGAACGCGGCAGATCTCCGTACAAGGGCAATGTAAAAGCGGCAGGGCCGTACATTATTCCAGAGCCTGAAAGTTTTGACGAAATGCCGTTTAAGAAAGCCTATGGGATTAGGCGTAAAGAACTGGGCGAAGGTGGTTCTTTCTTGTGGCGGGGCAAACCGTATGTGGTTAAGTCTGCCGAAGAGAAGAAGGCTAAAGGGGGTACAATAAAATCCTCCGCTTCCCGTCGTGCTGACGGTATTGCTCAGCGCGGTAAGACTAGAGGGAAGTTTGTCTGATGATGTCTTCTCGTGGCATGGGTGATATCAATCCCAAAAAAGTCCCCCGAGCAAAACGCCGGGGGGACGAAAAACCCGTAATTGGGACTGGGAAACCGATAAAAACCTACGCCAAGGGAGGCGAGAGCCGCGTGAACGAGGCGGGAAATTATACGAAGCCCGGTATGCGTAAGCGGCTTTTTGAGTCAATCAAGGGCCGGGCCGTACAGGGTACTGCAGCAGGGCAGTGGAGCGCAAGAAAGGCTCAGTTGTTAGCGAAGCAGTACAAGGCTAAAGGCGGCGGGTATCGCGGATGAAGGCTCCTCAACAGTCCCTTAAAGCGTGGACGCAGCAGAAGTGGAGAACGAAAAGTGGTAAACGATCTTCTGACACGGGCGAAAGATACCTTCCAGAGGCTGCGATCAAGGCTCTCAGCCCTTCTGAGTATGCCCGTACCACCGCTGCCAAAAGGAAAGGCAAGGCCCAAGGCAAGCAGTTCGTCTCGCAGCCCAAGGGTGTTAAAGAAAAAGTAAGGCCGTACAGACGTAGGGGTATGTGACATGGCTAAAAATTTTCCTGATTTGACCGGTGATGGTCGCGTAACTCGCGCTGATGTCCTTAAAGGGCGAGGCGTGTTGAAGAAAGGCGGCTGGATTAAAGAAGCCATTAAAAAGCCCGGTGCGCTACGTAGCAGCCTCGGCGTCAAGGCGGGGCAAAAGATTCCCGCTGCTAAACTTGCTAAAGCCGCAAAGGCTCCGGGCAAGATGGGTCAACGTGCCCGTCTCGCGCAAACGCTGCGTGGCCTGAAGAAGTAACATGAACAACGTATCTACCCAACAAGGCTTAAAGCCGAAACCCTCTCCGGCCGTCTCTGCGCCCCAGATAGGCAACAGAATGGGTGGCGGACTAGGCGGTTTTGGCAGCATGGGTGGTTTTGGCGGTGCCTATGGTGCGCCGTTTAATGTCAGCGGCTTTGGCGGCTTCGGTGGTATGGGCGGCTTTAACCCCATGATGGGCGGTTATGGCGGCTTCGGTGGTATGGGCGGCTTTAACCCCATGATGGGCGGTTATGGCGGCTTCGGCGGTATGGGCGGCTTTAACCCCATGATGGGCGGCTTTGGCGGTATGGGCGGCTTTAACCCCATGATGGGCGGTTATGGCGGCTTCGGCGGTATGGGCGGCTTTAACCCCATGATGGGCGGCTTAGGCGGTTTCGGCGGCTTTAACCCAATGATGGGTGGCTTCGGTGGTATGGGCGGCGGTATTGCTGCACTGCTCGGCCAGTTGCGCGCTGTTCAAGGGGGAAATAGAGACCCCAACGCCCCACCTCCGGGCATGAAATTGAACCCGGACTTTAATGTCGGGCGTTCTATGCTTACAGATGTTCGCCTCGACGACAGGACTAGGCAGATGTTTATTCCTGATGAGGGAGCGAACCAGCCGTCGTCGGACCCATTTAAGTATGCGTGGGCGGGGGGAAGTCCGGGCTGGGCGGGGGAAAGTCCGGGCTGGGTGGGTAATCAGCCGCGGCTGGCGCCTGATGTGCAACCTCCCCCTAAGTTGGTGGACCCTGCGGCGGCTCCTGATGAATTTAGGAAATCATTTGATGCTTATCAAGCAGATCGTAGGGCGCGGAGGAATTCTGGAGTTGATCTT